TATCAAGCTCAGAAGCAGCAGGCTATGCAGCAACAGATGCAGCAGATGCAGCAAGCACAACTTGCAGCACAACAGAAATTTAATCCTGAGGCAGAGCAGATGAAGTCGCAACTTCAGATGCAGCAGGATCAAGCTAAGGCAATGCTCGACGTTCAGAAGATGCAAGAGCAAGCCAAGATTGAAACTAACAACTATGCGGCTAAGGCCATCACAGATGTTAGTAAGGACCTAATCTCCGATAGAGGAGCAGGGGAAGCGCAGCAACAGGGTACTCGCGTACCAAAATAAAAAGTTGATGTGCTAAGATAGGAGTAACTGATACATGCCTGAAGAGATGGTGACACGGACCGCTGACTCACCAGCAGCGGCGACGGGCGAGTCAGGAATGATGAACGCGGTTCGGGACTTTATCCAGGAGAACGCCGCTCCCGGAGATAACTCGCAATGGGCGACAAGCGAGCAAGATGGTCAGGCTGCGAGTCAAGATTACGATGGTGGTTACGAAGATGCTAACTACGACGACATCCTAGATGAAGTCTTAGGTATCAATCGGAATGTAACACCTGAAGCACCCGAGGAGCAGCCGGGCGCTGTACCCTACGAAAGGTTTCGTGAGGTAAATGAAAAGGCACGGCAGCTTCAAGACGTTGAGTCGAAACTTAGCAAGTGGAGTTCAGTTATTGAACAACTTGAAAGTCAGGGGTACGGAGACGCTGAGGCAGTGCTTGCCGCGCAAGCGGAACAGGCAGCAAAAGCCGAGGAAGCACAACTTCGCCAGTACTATCAAGGCTTAGTAGACCAACAAGGTGTAGATCCAAACGTTGCACAGATGCAGATGGAAGCTCAGCTTTCTAAGATGCAGTATGAGCGACAGATGGAAGAAGTCAACAACTATATGATGATGCAACAGAGAGATGTTGCATTGGACCAGTTCCCGTTGGCCGCGCGCGCACCTGCGCTCGTAGACAATCTCATTGCCGCTGGATATGACCCATATCAAGCAGTAGAGGCTGTACACGAACAGGTTCGCACAATCGTTTCTTCACTCGTACCCGAAGTTGCTGCTAAAGTAAGTCAGGGCCGTCGCGCACCACAACCTATTGGACAGAGCGGATCGCCTCGTATGGCGCCTGCGAACAATGGCCAACAGAAGCGTGGTGGATGGTCAGATCTTCTTGGTATCAACCGAGGACGAAATTCGATCTAAGAGGATTAAATTATGCCAGACGCAAATGCATTGACACTTGCTGACCAAGCTATTATCTCGAACGACCCATTGGTGAAGGAGATCACAAAGTCTCTTCACCAGACATGGAACGCTTTGAAGGATATCCCGCTTGTCACGAACCCTTCTCTCCGCCAGGTTGGCACTCGTATGATCAACCAGGCTAACGCTTTCCCAACGATCAACTGGGCTACGATTAACGAAGAACCAGTTGTTTCCAAGGGTAAGCCGAAGCAGTACGAAGAATCCATGTACCTGATCCGTAACAAGATCCAGGTTGACCATGTTCTTCTTGATCAGCCAAACAACATTGTTGACCCTGTTCAAATGCAGATCAACTACTTCATGGAAGCACTCGCCTACGATTTCAATCAGAAACTGATTGATAATGATCCGACGTCAACTGCCGCTGGCAACGACGTGGATTGTTTCCCTGGACTTCGTTATCGCCTGACAAACCCAGAGCAGTTTGACATTCCAGCTGAAATGTCTATCAATGGTAACGGAGCTTCCGGTGCTGACTTGACGACAACTGCTGGTACAAACCGTTTCATGGAGCGCCTACAAGCTCTCCTCGATAACATGAACGCTCCAGACGGAGATGGCGTCGTCATTTACGTATCTGAAGCGCTCAAGCGTGCTATTGAGTTCGGTATCCGTACTATGGGTATCGGCGCTGGATTTGACGTTACCAAGGACTCATACGACCGTCCAGTCGAAATGTACAAGGGTGCAAAGATTCGTTCTGTCGGACGTCGATCTGATGGTGTGACGCACATCCTTGGTCCTGAAACAGCCGCTGGTGTTCCTACTACTGGCACTAACTTCCAGTCGCTATTCGCCGTTCGTTACGGTGATGGTTACTGTACAGGATGGCAGCCAGGCCCATTCAAGCCAACTTACCTTGGTTTGTCAAAGGAAAACGGCGTCCTTCACAACATCGTATTCGACTGGGGTGTCGGTCTTTGGGTCCCACACACGCGTGCGATCGGTCGCGTCTTCAACGTTAAGATTGCTTAAGGAGTAAATTATGGCAAGAGATGGATTGCTTTTGTTTCCTACGTTTGCTGGAGGATCCGCCGCTGTAGGTGGTACCAAGCAAACTTCAGCTACTCTGACTATTGATCCTTTTATTCAAGGTCATCGTCGTGAGCTGATCGTTCGTTTCACAGTTAACGCAACAACAGTTACTGGTTCGCCAACTGGTATTGCTTGGGTTTTCAGTGTAGAAGCATCTAAGGATGGAACTAACTTCTTCACTGTTGCCGGCACTCCAGGTCAGGTACTTGGTGCAGCAACCACTGGAACATTTGCACAACTTGCAGATGGATTCAAAATGACGGTTGGTGCCGTTACAGCGAATATTCCTGATGGTGGCGTTACGGCGTTCCTTCCAGTAATTGTCCCACAGAGCTTTGTTGATTCAACGGGTGCTGTTGTTGACAACTACAACAGACTGCGTGTAACAGCAACTCCAGTCTTCAACGGTGGTACAACTCCTAACGTGACATATGTCTCTGCGGCAGCCATCGTTTCCGGTAAGGATGGGTCTTACTCGTAATGACTAGGGGAGAGATCAAACGGAGATTCCGGCTACTAGGTCGGCATTACTTCGGTTCGGATGCGGACCAGGATCCGTTTGGTCTCGAACTCCTAATCGTTGAGACGACCAACCAGATCGCTCGAGCTACCGACTGCTACTTTGGCCGTCGGTATCTCGATCTGGTCGCAGATACTAAAGAGTACTGCGCTCCGGATCTGTATAAGATCCGTAACATACAAGCCAAAAACAACCTTGGCGAGTATCGACGTATGCGTTTGTTCGATGCGTTCGATCAAAAGGTTGACCAATTTAGAAGTGATGCAACCGCTTCATATCCTGAATACGCTGTCATACATGGAATGAATAGGATTGGTGTTTACCCAATTCCTAATGCAGCTGTAACACAAGGATTACTTGTTGAGGGATATGCTATCCCTGGTGATTACTGGGTTTACTCGACTACTGGCGTAGCACAGACACCTACTGACAATGACGAATGTCCGTTGCCAAATGTAGCTCACGATTGCGTTGTTTATGGAATGTTGGCTAACAAAGCCGCCATGATTGGTAACGAGGCTGGATTTGCTATCTACAACGGTCAATACAACGAGCGTCTTGGACTGGTAGAGTCCTACGCGGCTACGTACTCCAGGAGAACACCGTAATGGCGCAAACTATACAGACTATTCGCAAAGAGGTCTACAAGCTCCTAAATGAAGCTACAAACAGTACTGTAGGCGCATTGTCTACAGGTCTTGGCACAATAGCGGCTGGCGATGACAGCGACTCCAATATCAATAGATTCATCATGGAGGGTGTCGCCGACCTATGTCGTTCATGTGTTGCGATTCCAGCCAATGGGACTCTTGCTTTTGGGCCTAGCATCCGAACTAAACAACTGTCAGATGTATCAATAACGCTGCCGGCTGCTGGTCAGTTGTGGTTTCCTTCAGATGTTTACTTGTCCGCAACTAGGCTCACTCACGCGAGCGAATCAAGTATTCGTTCGCACGACCTTGGATACGCTGCAAATATTACGGCTACTACAACCAATGTGACTCATTGGTATCGACACGATAACTACGCAATTAGCCTGTATCCATTCTGTAGTTCCGCTCTGACGGTTACTGTATACGGTTACGGTATGCCTGATACGACACTAAGTGGTATTGCCGGGACCGACAACCTAAAGTCTTTCTCTTTCCTTCCTGATGACATTCTTAGGCAATCGCTTGCTGCATATGCTGCCAATAAAGTTGTTATGAAAAACGTTGATGATCCGACATTAGCTGAAAGGTCATTCTGGAATAACATGTATAACGGCATCCGTATGCAGTTGTACATTCAGCTGGATGCTGGACTTAAGAGTCCTGGTGGCCCATTTGCAATCCCTCCGGTGCAACCAAAATGAACGTAGCATGGGGCCGCATGATCCTTATCGCAGCAGGTGCGTTTATTGCATCAGCGGCGCCAGAGTTTGATGCTGCATGGAAGCAACAACATATTGCTGACACGGCATCTTTTGGAACGGTGACTCGCGCTCTACTTCTTTCTGGCATTGAGGGCCTTCGTGCTGGTATACCCGCTATGACAACCGCGTTAATTGCTTTCTTTATGCGACAAGATAGCAACCTACCAGTGTTTTCAGTTAAACTACCGGAGGTGAGAAAAGTCAGTGAAACGACGAGGGACATCAATGGATAAGTTGCAAATTGACTTGAACACGCTGCTTGCTGGTTTTATCGGTGCGTTAATTGGCACTGATTGGAAGAATATCAAGAATGTGATCCAAGGAGCCATCACAGTTCTGTCTGGCACTGCGTCTGCTATCTACCTTACTCCTATCATGGCTCATCAACTAGGCTGGGAACAGCCACATCAGATGATCGGATTATCATTTTTACTTGGCACACTTGGTCTGCGTACGGTACAAGCTTTTAACCTAATCATCGAGAAGTCTTTAAAAAAGGTAAGTGAATAAAATGTCTTGGCTAAGCAAATTTGTAAAGAAGATCGCTAACGTCCCTGAAGTCAAGATACCTTTTGGTGAGGCTTTGGTATTGCGTCAGATTGCTGACAACCTAGACTTTATGAGTACATCAGACCTTGAGATGCTACGTGATCTTACGTTGGTTGCTATTGCAAACAGGAAGGTGAAGAAATGAACTTTATAAACTTCCGCATAGAGCGTAATCCAAATACTGCTGCTGACTGGCTTGTCTTTGGTGACATATTTGACAATGATGGCAAATTGATTGCCAATATGGGAGTTGATGGCACAAGTGTATTTACTTGGTGGGCGCAACAAGACCTTGTGTTTCAAGAACGGTACGTTATTGAATTCTCCAATATTATGGCTACTCAAGTTGGATTGGCGGCTCAATAATGGCTACTTACTATTTGAGGGTAGATGGTAACGACGCTAATACTGGTCTTGGGCAATCGGCTGGACAAGCATGGAGGACATTTCGTAGGGCTGTAAGTAGTACAGGTATAGGATCTGGTGACACATTATATATTGCACCGGGTGATTATCGAGATATGTCAGGTGTAATACCTATTGATGGAACCTATAGCACTACTACACGTATTATCGGAAATCCTACGGGTAGTCAATTTTCTGGAGTTACTGCTGGAAGAGTATTAATTTCTAACCGTTCAACATCAGATGTAAGCACTGGTGTTGGAAGTGGAACGTTAATATCAATAACATTAAAAAGTAACTTGATTTTTGAAAGTTTAATTTTTGAATCAGCAGTTATAAACGGAACAATAATCTTGCTGGTAAACACAACTGATTTAAAGTTTGATAAATGCATATGGGCAGGTACGTCTTTTCAGCAAAACACTGCAATTTCCGTAGTCAATACTGGTGCATACATACTTGCTTCAAGAAATTATTTATTTACAAAATGTATGTTGTATCCCGGAAGTTCTGGAGGATATAACGACAATACAAGCTTTGCTGCTACTGGGTCAAATTATGATTACAACATAACACTTGATAGATGCGTAGGTTTTTATATAGCACTTCCGACTGGTGGCGTAGTTGGCCCAAGAGGCATTTATATGGTCAACTGTGACTCTACTGGTGTCAGTGCAAGTAATAGTAAAGGAAACATTATCGCAAAAAATTGTGTTAACTTGTGGTCAAGTATTCGTCCGGGAGGTTCTACTTGGATTCTTACACAAGGTGCGAGTACTGTTTCTACGGGTAATGCTATTGAAAATTCGGCGTGGATTCAAACTAACTCATTTTCATATACAGGATATGGAATTAATTACATTAGTCCATACAACTTACAGAGCGTAAGTGAAAACAGATTATTTGGTATAAGTCCAAATTGCGAACGTTCTGGTTACGGTGTGTACTTAGAAAACGCAGGAACACTTACTGGTACAACTGTTATTCCTGCACTTGCTGGTCAACCGGGATACAGCGCAACTGGTGTACCAACAACTGATATGTTTGGCAATCCTTGGTCAGGAAACGGCACACCACATATTGGTGCTTATAACGACTATAGTTTGACTGCGACTGGTTTATACAATCCTACAGAGCGCAACTCTAGTGCAATTACAATTGTTCCGGGTAGCACATCACAAAGCATTGAGTTGTACCTTGGTGTTACAGGGCTTACAGCATCTACAGCTGGGCTGTCAGCTACATTTAACCGTACACGTAGTCTAGCCGTACCTATTACCCTAGTGTCTTTATCACTTATGACTGACGGTTGGGTGTCTGGCGGATTTAAAGAAGTTAACGCAAGCACGATGCCGGGTGTTTACCGTTTAGATCTACCTAATGCCGCAATAGCGGCAGGGGCAGATGATGTGACAGTTGTTGTAAAGGGTGCTGCAGGTACTAACGGCGCGGTGATGACGATCAAGCTGCAATCTGTTGCAAACGAGATTCTAAGTGCAGACATCGGTGGCGGTGCTAACGCTGGTACGTTAAACGAGCGTACTGTACGATCTGCATTGCGAGCAATGCGTAATAAGGTGTCTGTAGGTACAGGCACAATGATTGTATACAAAGAAGATGACTCAACGGAAGCGTGGACTGGATCGTTGTCGAATACAGCTGACGTGACGGTAGATCCGGTATAAGGAGACGTAATGCCATTTGTAAATGTACAAGTACAGTTGTTAAGTGTAGACGTATCACAGGATGGTCAAATTACAGCATTCTTTAGTGATAGCCCTGAAACGGGTATGACTTTTACAGACTTTGCAACATTAGAATCGTATTTAAGTAATGACGGGGTTTGGTTACCTACACTTAAATTGATGGCTTTACTTGATTACACTCAAGAAAGTATTGCAGGTAAAACTGTCTCTCTGTCATGTTCGGATCCTAATGACTTATGGGTAAAGGCAATCTAAATGGCAGTTGTACCTTATAAGCACACAGTTGAAATGCTTCCATATAGGTTCGGAATCAGCGATAACCGGAGCTGGCAAACGTTTGTAATACAATCGACAACTAAATCGGGTCACAGATTTCGTGCGGAAGCAACAGGCGTAGTATCTAAAGTACTGATTTACACTGGAACGCAAGCACCGGGTTCTGGAACTGTACGAGTTGGTATACAGACAGTAACCGCTAGTACTGGATTGCCTACAGGAACGTGGGTTGCTTACGGAGATCTGGCGTGGGTCAACACAACACACAGTCAAACAACTCAAGAAATTACTACTACAGTTTCAGGTTCGGTTACACGAGGTGAATCGTATGCGTGGGTTGTGGAATATGTTACTGGAACACCATTTACTCTAGGCACATTTATAAACGCCGTAGACCGATATATATCAGAGCCGCATCAATATTCGTGGTCAGGAACTGCGTGGAGTCTTGTAGGCGGATTTAACAACTGGGATAGAAATGTTTATGGGTATCAAATAAGTTCTTTATGGTACGGACATATCTATCAAGGCTGGGCGCAATACGATGGCACTAATAGTCAGTATCACGGTGCAGTTTTTACATTAGGTGGTGATGCAACTTTAACAAATGCAACACTAAGCGGTGTTCGTGCTATATTCAAAGGAAACACCAACAATGCTGGCGGAATATCATGTCGCATAGGAAGTATTGTTGGAAGTACACTGACACCTATAAGTACGTTTGACATTGTTCCTAATGGTGCGCTGTTACAAAGTAATAATAACAATGAATGGTCTGCGTGGAACGACTTAATGTTTCCGAGCAATGTTACAGTGCCTACAAATACAAAACTATTTGTAGGATTCAGAAAACAATATGATGTTGTTTTGTTTTTACAAAGTGTAAATGCTGTAAGTCATTGGAATTGGTGGACGAGGGGTCCTTCACAAGGTAGTTACGCTTATGTAGACTTTACGACTAATGCGGTCACAGAGTTTACGCTACAGCGTCCGTGGATGGCTCTTGATTTTGATAGTGTAACTACAGTTTCTGCTGGCGGTGGTGGTTTAGCAGCTAATCCAATGGCGGGGTACGTACTATGAGTAAATATCTAGGTGATTTCAGTGCGTCAAGCATTATAGATTTTAAGTTCACTACATTCCGTCCATCTACGGGTGCGCCATTTACGCTTGCTGGCACTCCAGTTGTTTCGGTATACAAGGATAACGATGTAACTCAAACAACTACTGGCGTAGTACTTACCGTAGACTTTGATGGTGTAACAGGTTTAAATCACGTACGTGTCACAACAACAGACGCATTTTATGCTAACGGCAGTGAATTTGAGTGCGTTATTACCACTGGTACAGTTGACTCTGTCAGTGTTGTTGGTTCTTGTATTGGTCGATTTACCTTACGCAGTCAAGCATCGCTTTATCCAACAACTGCTGGCAATACTCTTGATGTCAACGTAAACGGCGAGGCTGGTGTTGACTGGGGAAATGTAGGCAATCAAGGTTCTACAGTTGGATTGGCAGCAACAACAGTATTTACAACAACAAACGTGACCAATAACGTAGGTGTAGGGACTATTGCGGCTAACGCTATTAACGCAGCGGCTATTGCTACTGACGCTATTGATGCAGATGCCATTGCAAACAGTGCAATTACAATCAGGCTTAGTACAGATGGAACTGCTTCTGAAGGACGTATTATTGCTGGCTCGGTAGCAAATGATGTGTGGAATGCACAGGTTGCCACATATGCAACTGCTGGATCTAACGAAACGCTAGGTACAGATACGTATGGCACAAAGGTGATGCGTACTGTTGCTGCTAACCGACCATCATCTGTCAATACTGCTAACGGTCATGTTGTAGCATCAATGTCTAATGGAGCTATTACCGCAACGGCTATTGCTGCTGACGCTATTACAGCTGCTAAATTTGCCGATGACGCATTGGTTATTCAGTCAGCTGCTGCGCTCGGTAATAAGATACGGTTTGCAACAGATGCAATTACATCTACTGTTATTGCTTCAGATGCAATTACTAATGCCGAACTTGCCGCTACTGCTGTCCAAGAAATTTGGGATTACAATGTTAGTGCTTATGTAACAGCAGGTCTTGCTGGTACATATCTTAAAAATGCTGGCGCTGCGGGTAACCCTTGGTTAACCGATATTGGTAGTGCAGTTACTTATCCAGTTGCAACTACTGCTGGTGGATATTTACGAGAAAATCTAAGCAAGACTGGGGATGTTGAGAATGACGTTTTAAATGTACCACTCAACGTATGGACAACTATTGTTACTTCAGACTCTACAACATATGGACAACTTAGTAGTTACTCAATGGTTGATGTCATGGCGTTGCTTGCTAAGGGATATTGTTCGGTATTTGGTACAGTGCAAGCATCTCCAGCTCCAACTACAACTACCGTTAAAACATCCTTAACCGGATATGTCAATAGTGCGTTTAATGATCAAACTGTAATTTTCTTGAAGGGGTCAAGTATTGCTGGTTCGTGTACTGTAATCTCATCATCTAACGCATCTGGCAACTTGGTGTTTGACGAACCACTTCACCAGCAGCCCTCTGTAGGTGACGAGTTTCTGATTCTACCAATGCACGTACACTTGCTTAGCGCGATTGCAGATAAGTTACTTGGTAGGTCTATTGCCGGTGGAGCCGATGGTGGGCGAACGGTAACTGATGCAATGCGCGTATTGCGTAATAAAACGTCAATCGCTGGTAATACATTGACTGTGTATAAAGAAGATGATGGAGCTACGCTACCAGCAGCTTGGACAGCCACGTTATCTACAAGTCCTACAGCAGATCCAGTCACAGGGATTGACCCAGTCTAATGGCAGCTGGATTCAGGTCACCATTTTTCATATGGGTTGGTGGACTAGCTGCGCCCGGTGGTGTTGGGCCTTTTCCTCCTACTCCTACCCCATGTCCTTGCCCAACGTATGGATATGATGGCAGCCTAAGTAACAATTGGGTAACCGACACTAGTCAATGTTCTGCGCTACCACTTCCGTATACGATACCTATGTTTAGGTTGTATATGTTATCTCCAGTAATAAGTACATATAAGACATCTGCTACGCTTACAAATGCATGGCAACGAAAGGCTTGCGGATAATGGCAGATACAACACGTAACGCACAAGCTGTGCGTCAGACATATACGTTTGGTGATCGTCAGTTTATTGGTATCGACACAAACACCACTGCTAACAGATTGCAGGATGGGTTGGTTCAAGTTGCAGATAACTTGTGGAATGACGGCGGAGCTTTAACTACCAGGCCTGGAATGCACGCACAGTTGACTACTCCGGGTGACCCTATCCATAACATGTTGCAGTACAGGCAATCAAACAATACTGCATCAAAGATACTTGTAATCTCCGGAGATCCAGCTATACCCAACACTGTAATATCCGAGTGGTCAGATGGTGCGTCTGCATTGACTCCGATTAGTTCAGTGACTGGATATCCGCAAGACAGTCGTATTGTTCAACATGGTAAATACATTTATGGCGTCCCAGGTGCAAGTGGTGGATCTGTCTGGAAGTACAACGGAACAACAGTAACTCAGGTTTTTATGCCAAGGCCACCAATGATCAATGGTAAGGATCATATACAGCCTGTAGCTAATCCAAAGACATTTGTTACTAAATCAATTGTAGGCGCTGCTGATATCGATAATGATGCAGCAGGTTCTACATTCGGCTTTGCTTTTAGTACACTTGCTGCTTCATATGAAATGATTACAGCAACAGCCACAGCCGATGGTTATACGTTTGAAGCTGACACAGATGGCTCGGTGCCTAATGCAACTGTGTGGCAAAACAGTGGTGCTGGTCTTGCTACTGTCAAGCAGTACACGAATATAGACGCTGCTCTTAGTGGTGCGGAAAAGATATCTAACTATGCTACGCAAACAGGTAACAAGGCTCTATTACTAGATTCCGGTGGGGACTGGATTCAAAAGACGATGACCGCGCCAACATACACGTATGATGGCACGACATTCAAAACTGGGATGTACAGCCTTAGATGTTTGATGTACAACAATGACTCACTAGACAGCAGACGTAATCATGGAGTGTTTGTTACTGTAACCGGATTAGATGTTTCCAGTAACCCTATTGTCGGTTGTGTGTTTACACAGATAGTTCAACCAACCGTAGCACAAAGTGTTACAGACTGGAAAGAGATAAGTCTGTTTGTAGACTTCCGTCCTTTTGCTGGGACTATGACCCAGGTTCGCATCAAACTACAGACTGCTAACGCCGCTCAGACTACGACAGGTGATAGCCGTGGTGTACTGGTAGATAACATAGCGCTACATCCGATCTTGTGTAATCTTGCACCCAACTCAGAGGTTGTTAATGCATCTGGTTTAGTTCAGATCAGAACGCGTCAACAGTCTGGCTCATTGTCTCCTTTACGTGCAGGTTACGTAAAGGGTGTCGCTGTCAGAATCAGCTCTCTAAACGTGACTGACCTAAGTAATCGCGACACGGTTAGTTTACGCGTAGAGTTCCCAGAGGCATACCGGGCAAACCCTCCGTATATGTCTTTGGGTATAAAGAACACTGGATCCGCTACTATTAACTGGACTGGGTACGGTATTTATGATCCCAAATACGGGTATATGTCGTGGAATATCTTCGGCATAAACCAGACAAGTCGTAACAATGTTGCGTCTGTTTACGTACGATTAGAGCAAGACTTTGACACAACGCATGACACAGTGTTGATGTCGATAGGTGAACTTACAACCGACGGTGGACTAACACCAGATGTAACCTACGAGTACGTATTTACTAGATGGAAGACAGAAGGTGGAGCTGAGCGGCCTCCGTATTACATAGAGAACGACGTATACACTCAAGGTGTTGAAGGTTTGCCTAGTTTGGCAAGTAAAAGTATTACAACTACAGCCGCAATGAGTATGGTTGAGTTGATATTGAATCCAGCGGATACATCTAACAGTAATCTGGATCTACGGTACGACACAACTGAAATCGCTGTAGCAACGCCGGCTGGTATTGACTTCACTAACACTGTTCCAGCCTTAGATCAATTGCGTGTTGTTTCGGGAGCAACTGGTTCAGTTGTTTATGTTGATACATCAGGAACGACACGTACTGTCGCCGTTACTGCTAACGTTCCTACTTCTCTAACGTTTAAGATCCGTTCGGTAACGACTGCTCCATTTCCTATATGGGTACAACATACATGCGCATACTCTGGATACGAGTATGGTCATATTTGTATATACAGACGTGGACAAGGTGTATTCCCAGACGGTCGATTAAGGTTGATTGCCGTCATACCTTCAGATGCTGTAAGTGCAACTATAGGTAAAAACTGGAGAGCTGAGTACACATCTGTAACTGTTGGTTCAGCATTCAAACGCATCAAGTTTATAGACCGAGTTCCTGATGGTGACATACTTTACGAAGCTGGCCCATATGAACCTGGGTATCCATTTGAAAGCGGCAGGGACAATCTTCCAATTGGTTGTACTGCTATCACTGAGCATGCACGTAGATTGTTCCTTGCCAAGGACAATACTGTGTACGCTACGTGGATGCTAAACGGTATCAACGAGGCTCCTGTATATACAACGTTAGTACCAGATCAATCAGACCCAAACATCTTTACTAAGGGTACATCGTTTACTGTAAGTAGTAAGTATGACAATGAGAAGATAACAGCTCTGCTTAGCTATGCTGGCGATGGAATGATCGTTAGTAACACAACAAGTGCTGTATTGCTTGTTCTTAGAGAAAACTCTGTATTACCAGTACTGGGCTTTGATCCAACAAACTTTACTATCCAGTCAATGCTTCGTGAGCCATCTGTTGGATGTGTGTCACCGCGTGGGACAGTAAGTCTGTTTGGCCGCCTTATGTGGATGTCTCCTCAAGGCGTACTTGAATTCAATAATGGCGTTCCTGAAAACAAAAGCATTCAGTTGCGTAAACTTCTAAGCATGAATAGCAGTATGAATAGTGCTGACATTCAAGCGGCGCCTTTTAAGAACATATCGTTCTTTGCGCATGACATGCGGTTGTTTGTGTTTGCACCAACGACATACGACACATTGAATTCTGCGGCGTATGTTTATGATCTGAGAACTGGTGGATGGACTAGATGGTTCGCCCCTGAATTGACATCTACTACTACAGGTTTCTCAGCAGCAGCCGCTTTGACTGGTGGTAATGATACATCCACTATGTACATAGGTACAGAGTACGGACAGATATACAAACTGGTTGGTACTGCTGACAGAATACTTTTGCCGACATCAAACCCAACTCCTATTAACTGGACTCTGACAACCAGGCAGTACGGTCAAACTTACAGCGAAGGAATTGCTTACTATAACCTCAACCGTGTGAGTCAAGTTAATGTCCACTATGAGTCAAAAGCGGAGCTGTTCAAGTATACACAGCCATCATCTGGTAATGATTTCTTCGCTACACAGGACTTACAGGCTGGTGACCTTATTCGGTTTACACGAACATCGGGAGTAGTAACACTAGGCACTAACTACTATGTACTGGCCACAGGCCTTACAAGGAGTAAGTTCCGTATATCGTTGACGGTAGGAGGTGCTGAGGTAGCTAATCCTGGCTTCTCAAACGATGGCGCCTTCGTTCAGCTTATTGATCACACTGTTGGTTATAACGTTCAGTCAGTGTCAGCAGATGGAGTGTTTAGTCCCGTTGCTACACCAAGCACGTTTGTGTTTGCCGGTGGCCAGAACAAGACTATTGCGCTACGTGATGTATATCGCGATGTATTTTCACAATGTGTGCAAATTAGTCTTTCCGGATCCGGGCGCACGCCCGGAGTTATATATGCCACCCATGTGCATTCTTCGGATGCAAGGATTCCAAGAGTATGAGTTCAGTACTAATAGGTGGTTCATCTGGAGATACAGCCAGCACAACACTGACTGTTGGTGTGGCTCCAGAGAATTACAGTTTTACGTTATCTAGACAACTAAACGTAACAGCAACCCGGACTCTAGTTGATTACAACAGTCTAGTTGCAGTAGATGCTACAGCCGGCGCCGTCGTATTGACGTTACCTTCTGGTAGGGCTGCTGGCGGTAAACTGCTAGTTGTGGTCAAGACTGATACAACTGGTAACACCGTAACGTTTACTCCTATTTCAGGAGAAAGTGTCTTTGCACCAACAGGTTTTAGTAGTCTCTCAACGAGGTACGCAACAGTGATGTTTATTGGAGTAACTATAGGGGCAACCAGCGGCTGGTTGAAGGTGGCTTAATGTACGTAGACGATCCTGAATTGGGACAAGAATACTATCCAAATGCTGGTGAGACGTATGGACCTGATGGTCGTCCTATGCAACCACAGGGGATGCGAGGTCAACCTAATGGTCTGATGGGGCAACTAGGTAACTTTGCTCGCCAATCTGCTCCTCAATACTTGATGAACCAGGCTTTTGGTAGGAATCTAGGAGGCAGCGGCCAATTAGGTCAGTACGCTTTGCGTCAGGCTCTTGGTGGAGCTGGCATGAAGTCTCTTGGTATGGCTATACCGGGTGTCAATGCAGTTCAACTTGGCATGGCCGCATTGCCATTCCTTTCTAAGGGTTTGTCATCACTAGGTAAGAACCTATTCGGTGGTGGTAATAGAGGACCTAGTGCTGAGCAATTAGCAATGGGTGAGTCTAAAGCTAACATCGGCAATATGCGTGGCGCATACGGTGCTGATATTGGTACTGGTCAATCTATGCTTGATCGGTACAACCCAATGATGGATGAAACCATCGGTCGGTTGCGTGATCTTTCCAATCGTGGACTTAGTTCCAGTTACGGCACAACACAGATGGCCGGCGCTGCGGCTGGTACGGAGGCTGCGCGACGTGCAGCTGAATCACGTATGCGTGCGACAGGTGGCATGATTGGTGGCGGCCAGGCTTTATCTGGATTCGGAGGCATTAACCAAGCTGCTGTCTCTGGAGCCGCTCAAGGTGCATATGATGTTGCAGGACGTAACATGGCGATGCAACCTCAGTTAATAGGCCAGTTACAGGGTGTTATTGGTAACCAAATCAATCGTGGTGACCGCTACGTGAATACTGGCCGGCAAGGCATGTTTAATGTTGATCAGAATCTGTACAACATGAACTCAGCTGAACAGCGACAGAATCAAGCTATTAGTCAAGCTAATCGCGATCGCGAGGCTATGGCGCTCGGTGGTGTTGCAAACTTGGCTGGTACAGCAATGGGTATGGAGCAAAGCCGACGTGACATGAATCGGTTTATGGACATGTATGGAAATGAAAATGATGATCTAACCGCAGCGTTTGATCCATCAGGTGGTATGCCAATCCAACAACCTCCAATTTTTGGTCGCGGTGGAAACACTGTTAATCCAGGAGTAACCGAAGGAATGATTCAAGGCGGAAGTGGATTCAGGCCTGAAATATCTGGAGCGCTTCCATATCCATACGATCAAATACAAGTGCCATCTATGCCACGTAAACCAATGGGTAGATTCCCTATGAACCAAGCTCCATTTGGATTTGGGCAGGCGCTAGATATGAACAGGGGTATCGGTACCGCTGGGCAGATAAGGTTGTAACGACATGGCAACATCAACAGGATTAGCAAGTGTTTTCAAAGGCATAGGTAGTGGTTACCTTAACGCTGTAAACCAGGGTCGCCGCGAACGCATGTCCACGATGACTAATATGCAACGCATAAAGTCTGATCGATCACGCAATGCTATTGAGGCTTTAAAGCTTCAAGCTATGCAGGATGAGAATAGACTTAAGCGCTTAGATGCTGCGTCTGACCGTGACTACAAATACGCCGGCTTAAATCAGAATGCACTAAACGCTGCGCTTGGTGAGATTAATAGGTCCAAGAAAGAATGGGAAGGTCTAGACGAGGATAGTATCAGTACTAATGTCGCTGCTCTGCGTAACTCCCTATTCCAAGCGTTGGGTTACAATGAGGAAGCACGTCCATACGGTTTGAAGATGGAACAGATTGCAGGCATGGTACCTATGCCTGGCGAACAGATACCGGGGCAGTTTACTACAGGTAACGTGCCTGGAGCAGTCATAGATCAGGGTCAGGGCCGTGGTGCCATCGAAGGGCTTATGCCTCTCGATAAGGCTGCTAAGGAATTCCCTGGCGTTATGGGTTTGCAGTCTGGTAATGAGTTCAATCCACAGACCGGACGATTCGAAACGTTTGAACGAAAGACCTTGAATCCTGCGCAACAAGGCATGGTCGGCATGTACGGTCCACCAAACATTGATGCTCTACCACAGGATCAACGGGACCTCGGTACTGCTGCATTCAACATGCGCGGTGTACCTGACTCACGCTTCCGCAAACCCGGCGCTCAAATCCCAAAGGATGTTGTAGCATTCGGTGAGCGTGAAGCAAAGCAGGGACAGATACCTCTCACGGCTACGTACGGAATGCGTGAGCAAACGCGCGCAAAGATTGAACAACAGAAAGCTTCTGCTACCCTAACAAAGCAGCGCGCTACTGACCTACAGACAACTCTAACTCCAAGGCTAAAGATACTAGAGCAGAAGGGTATTGGGCTTGCGTTAGACAATAAGTATAGACCTTTCAATGAGGCTTTGAAGCAAGCAACATTAGCAGTTCGCCAATTCTCTGCACAGGTTGCAGCAAATGCTGAATCTGGTCGTATGTCACGATTCAAGGTTGGCCAGGAATTCAAGGAGCGCCAATTTACCGAAGAACAAAACATGAATCAAATTGGACTTGTTCAGAAGGGTATGGACACTCTAGGTAATCTTAAGTTGACACTTAGTACGAATGCACAGGCTTATGCTACAGCACTGAAAAACGGTGATAAGGCAGGAGCTGCAAAAATCCTAGAGGCTGGTAATGAAGTTCGTGGACTTTACGGTCAAGTAGATAAATGGCTTAAAGAAACTAGTGGGAATCCACAAACAGCAATGGTAAACGTAGCCAATGCGATGGCGTCAGCCGAAAAAGCAAAAGAACGTCTGTCATGGGATCCAACAAATCAACAAGCACGGGCAGCATTGGCTGCGGCGAATAGCGTAATTAATACCCCGTACAACAGTATGAACTTTGGTTCGCCAGCTCCATTGCCTATGGCACAGTTCATTGGTACACAGCCAGGTCTTAGCCCAGAAGCATTGCCGTATGTCCAACAGATTATCAATAGTGGCAACTTCGGTAATGGTCGTCTACCAGACTCTGCTGGTGCATTTGGTGGCGGTGGTGGGTATATGCCAGGATTTGATAGACCAGTCGGACCTAATATTAACCCACAACGGATAAACACAGGCGGTGCAGGTAAACCAAAACCAGTAAAGCCTATAGGTGGGCCTGGGCCGAAACCTAATAAACCAGGACCTAAGCCCGGTACACCAAAGTTTTTAGATCTGTAATGCAAGTCATACCTGCAAAGTACTCTACAGTACAATGCAGGTATGAATGAACGTCAACTCAGACAATATCAATCAATTGCTCCCACCATTAAAGCTCTGCGGGATTCCCCAGACTTAAGTACTAAAGCAGGTGCGCGAGATTATATTGCTAACGGTAGTCAGTACGATGACGTCTTATTCTCTAAATCATTCACGCGTAATGTAGATAGGCTCTTCAAGGAAGGCTTAGTAACACGCGACGATAAAGTTACTCTCGCAAAGTTTAAAGCTAGTCGTGCAGTAGAACTTGTCAACGATCAAGACAAGCGGCAGTACTTCACTCCTGACAATGAGTATCGTCCGGACCTTTCGCCTGAAGCCATCTATGGTCTCCGTCAGTCAGCCAAGCAAGACTTTGGTAAACAGATTCAACAGACTCGCGAAGACGAAGAAGAATATCTAGGCAAACTGAAGTACACGCGCGATGACGTGCAACGGTGGAATGACCAACCGTACACATTCCGTGATTTACAGACAGGTTTTGAACAACTTCCAGATGCTGGCGCTGGTGTCATATCTGGCATGAATAAGCCTATACAGGCAATGATTGAAGGTAGACAGTCTGGAGATCCTAGCCTAGCCTATCAACAAAGTAATAACCCTCTTATAGCGGCAGGCGAAGCATTCGGTACACCATTCCAAGAACGTGTAGCTTCGATGCCTGGAACTATCTTCGGAGGAACACTCGGTTTCCGTGGAGCCGGCGGTCTAGCTGCTATGCTCGCACCAAAGAAGTACAAGGGTGCAGCCTATCTCATGGCTGGCCTAGTTGGTGCTGCTGGTGGTGGAACGTTAGCCACAGACCTTAACTCGAATATAAATGATAAAGCATTCGAATTGATGCTGGGTTCAGCTGCCCTTAAGGCAAAGGAAGATTACAAAGGGCAACTAGCTGCCGACTATCCATTGATGTCGCGTGCTGGATCTCTTGCTGGCGACCTGATGTTCTTTGCACCTAGCCTAAAGATTCCAGGTGTTGGTCTGCGTGAAGCCGCACGTCAGATATCGCAACGCGGCGCAACTAAAGCGCTGAAGAATACACAAGTACAAGCAACTGTCAGTGATATTGGCGACCGATCCATCGAAGCTGCACAGGGTATGTTTGAATCGTATCAACAGAGCGAGGCGGCAAAAGCTAAGGGTGGCTTTGGATTGTCTCCTCAGGAGATTCTCTTTAATGGTGCAATAGGTGCATTGCTTGGTGGTGAGACACCATTGGGTAAAGCTTCGTTTGAATTTGCTAACAAGGTAACAGACCCAGCTTACGCACTTAACAAGCTTACAGAACTTCGACAGTCTAGAGAACTAGGTAAGCCAGCACGCCCAATTGAGTCAGATATCACACCTTACGGTGCAGATGGACTAGAGCGCCTGAACCTTGGTGGTCGATACACGCCGGGTGTGGACTCTGCGGGTAGACCAATACTTGCGGGTGCTGAGTATGCTGTTTATGACCGTGCTAATCGTAAGGCGAGCATCGTAGAAGACATGGCGTTACCTCTCGAGGGACGCCGATCTCAATATGCCGCCGAGCAATTGCAGACTATGACTGCGTTGTTCCAGCGCCAACCTGTCATTGCATACAGTGATAGGAAGTCAGGTGTAACTCGTAACATCATTGGTATATCCAGAGACGCTGGCGTAGTAGTACGTGATGTAACTCCTGATGGCCGAAGCAAGATTATGGTCGTACCAGTCAGTGCTATCTCCAACAAGAAGATTGCAGAGAAGCTGGTAGACACAATGTCAGCCCAGGGTGTAGCACCTAACGAACGACCGTCACAGTTTAATCCAGACAACTATGATAACGCTGACCGATACGTTTACAAGCAAAACATCTATCTTGAAGAAGGCTTGGAGCCAGTTCCTGGCCGTGTTATTAAAGCTGTTGGTGATCCACGCCAGGGAATGTATATTGTTGGTTTGCCTGATGGTACACACATCCGTGTCAATGAGGGTCAGATCAATATCGATGACACGTCTGGTGCTAAGCCTGAAGTATTAGGCAACATACGTGACGAATACTTCCCTACGTATCTCGGAGAACTTGCACCACAAGAGCGTGTAGGTCGGATGCAATGGAAGTTCTATGATCCAGATTCGAATACAGCTGACGTAATAGAACTCACACCAGAACAGAACCGCGCTGTTTCACGCGCTAGGTCCGCAAAGAGTTACCTATTTGATAACGCTCGGGCTATTACTGATAAGAAGTCTCGTGACCTAGCCATCGAGGCAGCACGATCTGAGATCGCTGCTGACGTAGAAGAGGCTATGGGATTTGAGCCTGCCGACGGTAGATTCAAGCGCGCTGATGTAATCGACGTTATGACTGCTGAGTTTGGTCAACAGACTGCAATCGTTACAGAGCTTACTCCACGCGGATATAAAGTACGACTCGTCGATCATCCACGTAAAGCTGCTTTTGTTGTGCAGAATGGTATGGTTGTCGCCGATCAACTTGGTAATCCAATTACTCCAGCTGAAGCAGAGACAATGATTGGAGAGGATGTAGACGGAGATGGTCGCATCGGATCCGTTTCCGCGCCAACACCTGCGGAAGGTGGCGTTGATACTGCTGTAGAGCCAGAGATGACTCCAGTTGAATCAAGAGCTACTGAAGATGTTGATGTCATTGAACTAACATCAGCAACAAAGGGTCGTGTCAACAGCGCATTGCGTAACTTATTGGAGTCAGAGGACTTCACTGATATGTTCCCTGAATTGGGAACCTCGGAGCCGGCTGTTGAGCCTGAATCCCCTATAGTTGAAGATACTACCGCCGTAGAAGGTGAACCTGCCGATGAAACAGTTGTTGAGGGTGAACCAGAAATCCTTGGTAGCGATGTATTGCCAATGCGTGAATCAGTTGATACTGATGACGCAGATACTGAATCTACGACAGAATTTACATCAGCCAGGACATTCAATGTCCGAACCCGATACAAGCACGTATACGGAACGATAGATCGTAACGATAACGGTACCGTTTCTCTACAACTGCGTCTACAAGAATTTAACCCAAAGGGTGAGGTCACTGGCGACTACCGTACAATGTACGCGCTTCGTGGTAATCCAGACGGAAGCTTTAATCTTTACAACTCCATGTCGAGTCCTGATGCGACTGGTACTCCAGATGCTGTATACACACCAGCAACCTCTCTGGGGCGTCGTGACGCCATTAATAAAGCTATCCAGTACTCAGTTGCGTACGCTACTGGCCAGGCAGTACGAGATCGAACGTTTGTCATTACTGCTCATCTTGCAGATTCGACAGCAGATGATGCCGAGAAGGCACGCAAAGCTGCTGAACTTGCAGATAAGGCTGAAGCCCGTAAGCGTGAGCGCGAGGAAGCCGAAGCAAAACGTGAGGCCGAGCGCGAGCGTGAGCGTCAGTTCCGCCGTGAGTTACTTGATAAACAATTGGAAGCACGTCGTATTCAAGAAGAAGCTAATCGTGAATTACGTCGCCAACAAATTGAAGTAGACAGAATGAAGGCAGCTAAGACGGCTGAACTTGAAGCAGCTAAACTTGCTATCGATGAACTTACTGCCAAGTTAGCAGCAGAACAGACTCGTGCGTCTGAGCAACAGCAAGAATTACGCGACGAGTTGGCCAAAATTAGGACGGAACTTGGTGAAGCAGCCGCTGCGGCAGCAGCTGCGCGCAGCGAAGAGGCGCGTCAGATCGCGGAGGACCTACGTAAGGAGTTACTGGACCAGAAGGCACAATACGAAGCGGCGATCGCAAGTCTACAACGCATCATCGAGAATGGCCGACCACAAACAAGTACAGACCTATCGTCAATGCAGGACTTGATTGAGGCGCTTACAAAGGCTATTACAGATGCCAACGAACGATCGGCCAACATAGCGGCTGCGTCAAGTATAAGTGACGCTGCATTGGCAGAGCTTACAGATAAGCTGAACAAGTCTATTGAAGAGGCTAAGCGTCGCGAGGAAGCTTACCTAGCTGAGATACAAGCAGCTAAGGACGAACTCGAAAGACTTAAGCGTGAACTGGAAGCAGCACGTAATAATGCTGATGATGCCGGTCGTTCAAGAGGTCGGTCACGCCGTCGTGTACGTGAGCGCCCAATGATCGACGAAGCGCCATCTGATGTCGTTAATAGTCGTGTCATTGAGACTGTATTACTTGATATAGGCGGCGATGTGGTGGAGGTTGAGGCAACACCAGTTGCAAACCAACGACAACTACAAACTGTACTAGTAGAGCAATATAAATTCAGTAGTGACGGCGCTTACTTCTTTAGTGGTATTGTTGACAACTTTGCCCGTGCGTGGGCTGTGCGACAAGTCGAGGCAGGTGGCCGTACTGTTTTAGGTACACACTCTGACTTAATGACATCTGGCCGATCTGGTGAAACAGTAGTCGAGGTGACGGATGAAGAAGGAAACCTTATTGATGAGATGGTCTACCGGACCATGTTCAACACCGACCCTGCGGTACTAAAAAGCATTGCGTCGTACATGCGCGTGTTCTACAAAGAGCGCCTTGCTTCCTTTGCTTTCATTAATGACGCAACAAAACTTGATGCCGAAGCCAAAGGGTTTATTTTTACGCGTGCTAAGCAGACTGGTATGTCAACTAACGTCATTGTTGGTTTGGCAGCTAGAGATCAGTTGACAGGTATCCATGAGGTAGTTCATGCCCTCATTCGTGGGATGGATTCCGAATCACGTCGTAAATTAGTCAACCAACTTAGTAGGGCTGGCATCAACGAGGTTATTGATATTGATAACCTACCTGCACATATCGAAGAACAACTGGTAGCCATGATGGTTGCCGATATTCAAAACGGTGTGGCGCCGCGTCGTATAGAAGAAGTACTGCAAAAAGACGGAACAAAGGTCCGTAAACAAGTAGCACCTGCTCAAGGCTTAGGGACTGTTTATCAAGGTACGCGTCGTTACCTGAACAGTGTTATTCAAACAATTGTTGCTAAGCGTCCTATTCGTCGTGGTCCAGACGGTACATACACAGTACGTTGGAGCGCTCCATATACAGGTGCAAGAATCTTTGCTGGTACGGGATTGCGTATTGATCACAATGGCAAGAAGCAATGGGTTACAGCTAAGAAAGCTATGACACCCACGCAGGAAGAATTCGACCGCTTCCCTGGGAGCCGTACTCGCATGGGTTACGTTAGTGTTACTGATGGCACTAACGTATTCGATGTACCTGTTTCAAGCGTGATTGAGTACGGTGGATTGACCAACGGTATGAATGCAAACTTAATGGATACATTGAGTTCATTCATTGGGTCTTACTACTTCGAACACTTGAAGTGGCTGAAAGCATCTGAACCACAGATGTTTGAAGGTTTTACGGAGCCAGGTGATGATGGGCTTGGCGATACAGGTGACGATGGAACAGGAGATGATGGTGGCGGCGATGGCGATGGCACTGGTGATGATACTGGTGACGATGAAGACGGAACTGGTGACGATGAGGATGGTACAGGTGATGACGACACCAGAGATGGTGTATGGATGCCACGCGGTGCCACAGGTATTCTAAAGTACGAATCAAACAAGCCATTAACTGCGCGTGATTATGACTTCCCAATATTCCTGATCAAATCCGTGAATATGTCCGACGCTACGATTGAGGCGTACTCTGACTTTGCTAAGTCAATGGGCGTACCACGCGAAAACGTATTTGTGTTCTCAAACCCGCCAAGGCTTAAGGACTTTGGACCACTTGATCCAGACCAACAGATATTCTCGATATCAGGATCAAACACCGCACCAATTGGATACGGCGTTGACTTCCGACGTCAGATCATTGAGAAAAATCCACGATTCGGACCAGGCATCAATGTACACACGTTAGGGCAATTAATCCGTAGTCAAGAGACAAAGGATGCATACACTAATTTTGCTACCGCATTTGCTGATGTCAATGGTGAACTTTTTGATCGTGTAATCAAGATGCGTTACGCGCAGCCATCCACTACCAGTCGTGTTTACGATCCATTGCAAAGTATGTCTAACATCCAAAACCTGGCATACATAATGAAGACTGCTGTCGATGGGGCTAGTAGAGATGTGACACCAGAAATGCTCAATGATCTTGAGCCTGTAACTGTAATCCGACGTATGTATCGTAACGAAGGATTCTCAGGTCTCGTTCAGCTTGCTTCATTCTTGCATAACAGCCCGTCATTGCGTAATAGCATTAAGCATCCTGTCCTACGTAAGTTCTTGTCGAATATGTCTCCTGTAACAGATCCAGGTAATACGGTCCAACAAACCTTATTGAAGATGATTAACACGCCTGACGTATTCAATACTGTTCCAGAATACGCAGACGATAATGCGTTCAATGTAAGAAGCACAGACGTAACTCGTGACCAGCTCGTTGCTTTGTATGCTCCATCTCTGAATGACGCTCACCTAAACAGATTCCTAGAGGGTCTTGGTGATAACAAGCGACGTGTAGAGAAGTTCAGAGAACCCGTCAAAGACATGATCCAAACGTTTAGGAAAATGTCTGGATTTAATGAATACATCAACTCAACGCCAGGATCTCGTGCTGCATTAAACAAGCTTGATAGTCTTGTTACCGTCGGTGAAGTTGCATCTGCATTATCGATGCATAAAACCATTGGTGAGATGAGTGTCGTCCTTAGCCAGAAGGTCGTCCCAGATGGTGACTACAGTAAATTACATCGTGCATATATGCAACGGCTTGTCGCATCTGGAATCGAAGCTAATAAGGCTGTAGCAAACATATGGACTCTCAATACGAAGGAAGGTAGAGGTAGCGACTTCGCTTATGCTCCACGCAGTATTGATGGAGATACATTCACATACCAACGTGTCAAAGGTAGTAGTGACCTACCAAAGGGGACAGTAATAGTAAGCCGTAGTGGTGATGCAAAGCTGCGGAAAGACGACGGTACTGTAGTTAATCTTCCAGTAAGCAACACTGTCAAAGCGTTATCTGTCAACTCTGGGATCGCAATTCGTGACACTAAGATGCCTATCAATAGGTATGTACTGACGGCAGCTCACTTGATGGAATTTGGTGGTGAATTCAATAGTGTTATACCGATGTCTCAGTTCATGTTTGAACGAGTTGATTCTGGTGATGACATTGTTGCAGGTGACGCATTCATACAGCAGCCTGACATACTGAAGCAGACCAAGATCGGTATGACCCAACTCGCTAAGTCTGATCGTTTGACGATTGGTACAAACGGTAGAGTAACAGCGGTTCGCGACTATAGAGGTAACTCATCTCACGCCTTCCGTATGATGACCAATGTCATGGGCATGTCTCCAAACCAGGCCGCCGCCCATTACTCACGTACAGAATCACCAGACTTCAAACAATGGTCTGGAGGTAATCCTCTGGTTGAGTCTGTCTACAATGCTGACATCAGACCAGACGTAACCATTGGGGATGTTCCAGCGTCGTATCTAAGTTCAATCCGTAAGTACATGTCGGGTCAGGATGCATTGGCTATTCTTGACGAGATGGTTGACTCATCTGTTATCACTGAAGATGATGTTGAATCATTGTCAGTTGCAATCGATGACTTCTATCGAGGTGAGAAAAAGCCTAAGACAATCAAACAGATTGTTGACTTTGCATCAAAGGATAGTGTAAAGACAGCATCAGTTAAATTTGCTATCCAACAGGACATGAAGCAGTCTAAGTATGATGTTGCAAGGACAGTACTTAAGGATGCTACTGCTTACAAAGAAGCAGCCTTGCGTCCCCGAACTGGCAAGCCTTTAGTTACCATTGGATTCGTACCTGATACTGCTACATCTATCTGGTTGCGGTCCAGCCAGGGATACATCCTTCCATCTGGTGTAGATCGTCTTACAGGCCAAAACAAAAAGATGAAGTATGTCCGTATGGACAACCCAGTCGTTATTGATCTCAATGGCGGCGGTATGGATGCAGGCACTGTAAGTAAACTTCTGGTCAAACATAAGAACCGTGATGGCATTGTGTTCCTCAATGTGAAGCACAGTGTGGGTGGAGACAATGCGTTGCAAAACGTAGCTGTGCCACGCAACTCTTATCCTGCACTCAATGTCGCATCATGGACCAAAAATGATACAGCAAGTAAGGTTACTCGTATCGCTGAACCAATGACGGTCATGTATGAGCGTGTAGATTCAACAGATGACATGGCATACGATGCAACGCCGGCGCCTATGCCTATCCGAGTTGATTACTCTGATATGCGTGGACCGACAATGCCAGAGAAGTTCATCCCGGTAAAGAAACCGGAGAAGTATCAGGTACTCGGGAACATAGTTGACCAGTTCAACGATATCTCGCGTCTCGTACTATCAGCTGACTTTGCGTTTACCACATTGCAGGCTGGCCTTATCCTGCTTACCAACCCAGCTGTTGGTATCAAGGCATTGATTGCTGGCTTCCGAGGATTCTTCGCACCAAACATGCAGCTTGAATTCAATGGTAAGACCTATGGCACTCGTAAGTTTGGACGCGAGGTCTTTCATAAGATCGGTAACGAACTTCGTGCGATGGATGTATATGAAGAAGCTCGAGAAGCTCAGCTGCCTTTGACTATGTTCACCATCGATGAGCGGCTACGGGATGCACAGGAACTCGAGCTGTACAACCTGCGTCGCATAAACCCTAACGCTACCATGGACGATGTCAAGACGACGTTGATGGATATCGACGAGCTGGGTACAAATGACGAATGGTTCCTTAAAGGCCGTTGGACCCAACACATTCCAGCTCAGGGTATGTTTGAGCGTTACAACGCAATCGTCCACGATATGGTCCTACTGCTACAGTTCGACCATATGAAGAAAGCCATCATGGCTCATGGATACATTCCAGGATCTGAAAAGTACAATACTGCGCTTCGTGATTCAGCTCGTATACTTGCGGTTAGTGTAGGTGATATCAAATACTCTACTAACAGTGAGACGGACGCCAAAGCGTCACGTATCTTCAAGGTTTTGTTCACGGCGCCACGATGGTTACTATCTAGGGCATTGGTAGATCCGATTATCAATAATGTCTTGTCGTCATCATCATTCGGATTCCTACGTAATGTAATGGGCCAGGATAACCCTGTGTTCGATCTATACAAGGGTGATAAGGCGGCGGCAGCAATTGGTAAGAAGATGTGGGGCCGTATGGCTGGAGCCTGGTTGTTCCTCATGTTCTTCTCACAGTTGATTGCAGATCGGCTACCTGAAGGTACTGAGGTTGAAACAAACACGGACCGTAACTTTGGTCGAATCCGTGTTGGCGACTTCCGTATTGATCCACCCGCTGGTGTTTTCGACCACTATCGCCTTGCATTTCGCCTAGCACAGGCTGCATGGATGGTGACACCATCCGAGCAGAAGAAAGCCAAGGAAGCTGGCACGACTGTTATGCGAGATACATTCGATGACTTGCATCGTGAGTTCACGTATAAGGCAAGTCCTCTGTACAACTTCATCAGTGGTACATTTTTCACAGGACGTACTCCAATCGGTGAGCCAATGTTTGGAGAGAGTGAGAGTTTCTCGTACGTTTACGATAAGTTTGTGAAACCTCGCCTAATCGAGATCAATGGTGGTTACAAACCATGGATGGATGATGTTTCGGTTTCGAATGCATTCGTTGAGCGCTTCCCAACCGCGGTAGCAACAGTCCTCGACACTATGTCTGCAACAGATAAGTTCGAAGGTAATACAGCGGCTTATACTGCTGCAAGTCAAATGCTCAACAGCTTTGGACTCAAGGTTGAGATTAAGCCACAGAAAGCAATCAAGGAACGCAAGCAGGAAACAAACCTTTACACCGCAGAGGAAACACCTAATATTCTTGACCTACTCAAGGGTGGGAAGTTAGGTAAGGCAATAACAGGAGGTACCTATGACCAGTAAGAAGACTGCTGCACATCCAGGATTCAAGGCTGTGCAGCAGAAGATCGCTAAGAAGCAGGGTATTCCAATGGATCGGGCTGGTGCGATTCTGGCGTCAGCATCTCGAAAGGCCGGTCCCGCCGCCAAACGAAAGAACCCGAGGCTGAATAAGGTTCGATAAGTATTGATATCCCTGGGGCTAGAGCTACTTCATCGACTGCCAGAAAGTCTGGTATGTCATCATAGTTGATGCGAAGTATCCCTAGCCTTAGGGCTGCATGCCATGGGGTCCTTGTGCCTGTCAGGTAGTAGACCTTACTTATGTCATCCCTGATGCGCCTGTGGCTGATACCTAACCGTTTGGCTGCCTCAACCCGATCGTTGCATAGCACGCATGTTATAAGGACTATGCGTAGCCAAGGTGTTAGACGTTTTACTTCTCTCATAGTCCACCAAAACTCAACTCACTAAACGCACCAATGGCAGGTCTGTATTCAAGGGACACTGTTCCAATCGGGCCGTTTCGATTCTTGCGGATGATAACTTCAATCTCATCTACAGGTGATGGCTCTATCGCAGAGTAGTAACTCGCACGGTACAAGAATGCAACGACGTCTGCATCAGATTCAATATCACCTGACTCTCGTAGATCTGGCAGTGTTGGTCGCTTATCATCGCGCTTATCACTAGCCCTATTCAGTGATGAGAGTATCAGTACAGGTATATCTAGTTCCCTGGCTAACTGTTTGACACCACGACTAACAGCTCCTATCTCAGTAATTCTATTCACGCCCTTAGTTTCCACCATCTGTAGAAAGTCTATGACCACAAAGTCAAGACCGTTCTTCTCTTTGAACCGAATGCATAGACTTCGTATGTCGGACATAGACATTGGATTCTTTGCGGCTACGAATAAAGGTGCATCGAATAGGTTAGCCCTAGCTCCCCTTAGGTGCAGTATCTCTGACTCTGTAAGCTTGTTGTTTGAGATGCGACGCAAGTCGATGCGCGACTCTAGTGATAGCAACCTATGGATAGTCATCTGCATCGACATCTCGATAGACATAAACAAAGTCTTTGCGTTCTGATTGCTGGCGTTACGAGCTAACGCCATAGCGAACGCACTCTTACCCATCGATGGCCGTGCGCCAAGTACTATCATCTCTCCTTTGCGCCATCCGCCAACCATGTCGTCCAATGCTTTGTATCCGCTGCTTATCCCTGAGACTTTATGATCATCCTTTCGACTTGCAATATCATTAATAGCTTCTGCTATATGGTCATCGACATGGTGTACTTCAACGTTACCTCCCTTGGTTATAGAACCCATTAATAATGATGACTGGTCGATGATCTCCTGTGGTTCGTGTTCCCCTTTGTATCCAAGGTCTATTATCTCCATCGAGTGTTCGATGATTCTGCGTAAATCTGCGTCACGCCTAACGATCTTGGCATAGTACTCAGCATTAGATGTAGTCGGAACAAATTCACCGACCTGCATCAAGAATGCAATACCACCTACTTTGTCTAGGTCAGAGTTTGAGTTTAGTGTGTCGATCGTAGACACAATGTCTATTGGGTTGTTGTCGTTAGCTATTCTTACAAACGCATCGTAGATAACACCGTGTGCGTTCCTGTAAAAGCTGCCACCATCAGGGATGTAAGGTTGTACCTTAGATAAAACAGGCGCTCCCCCCAAAAGGATCGCGCCTAGTAATGCCAT